AGGCCTATTCATTGAAAAACCTCTATACCCTCTGTTTTTAAAATGATATAACAATCTTGGTTTATTATTTTCTATTAATATTGGCATACCATAAAACACACAAGCCATTAATACATCTTCAAAAAATATTTCTGCTGTTTGTGGTCTAGCAATATATTCTAAAAAAAATTCATTAGTAGGTCCTTCATCCATGTGAAACTTAGTAACGCCATGTAAAGCACCATTAGATCCTCCACCACCTACAGTCCCAGATATATCATAACTATCACATCCAAAAGCACCTATGTGTTCGTTTTTTGGATATTTAACTCCATTCTTTAAGTAGTATTGATTTTGTAATTGTTTTTTTGGAGTCCATGTTACATAAAATCTTCCTCTATCATTTGGAGAAAAAATAACTTCTGTGTCTTTAATTCCATTTTTCCATGAAAACGAGCCTCTTGTTACAAATCTATCTTTTATTAATGAATCATTGTAATCTATTTGCTGATAAAGTTTTTGAAGATTAAATAACGATTGTTTGCTTTCATCTCTAAAAGCGTGAGACTCTGTACGAGGAAACTGCCTGTAATACTCGTTTAGTCCATCAGGATCTGATTTAAGACCCTCAACCTCATTGTTCCAGTGGTTGATAACACCTTGCTCGATTACATCTCCTAAAGGCCCTTCTATGTCTTCCCCTGGATCATCAAACACAGGGTATCCGTAAACATCTATAAATCCCTCATAATTCCATTCCATAGGGATGAAAAGTGAATATAGTCCACTTTTAGTTTGACCATTCTTGTTTCTTTTATTTACATCAGAATCTGAATATAATTTTTTAAAATTACCACCTCCTTTTTCAATAGAATTAGAAGTGCTTCCCATCATACATTTTCCAATAATCTTAGATCCTAATCTTAGACAAGTCTTAGTAACTCGCCAATTATTTAATATGTTATCAGGTCTTTCCCATTTCCCACTTTCATCATGAGCTAATATTTTTAATTTTTCTCCATCGTAAGAGTTGTCACCTGTGTTTTTCCAATCTATTGTCGTGTCAAGCCCTTCAAGTTCTGTAGCGGCTTCATTGGCATCAAGCTTTTTTCTGGTAAGCTTGGAGGCTGGTACTCTATAGGCAAGTTCGGTCTTGGGCCTGTCCATACCATCTTGGATCGGTTTGAAAAAGAAGGGGTAGTTGAGCGATATCGGCACGACTTTATCGGTAAACATCTTCTTAGCATCTGACCCAGTTTTTGACAATATTCCAAAACGTGAATCTCGTGATGTGGTAGCTTCATGCACGAGTTCTGATGAGGACATAAACGAAAAGCCTGATCGTCTGTTCTTAAGATAACACATTCCATATGACCGTATGTCTGCTTTGCAAGCTTCCCAGAATATGTAGAATAATCTATTTGATTCCCTAAAGTTTGGCTGCCCAACATCAATTTTGGTCCAGCACAAGTACATGTAGTGAGAACCAGTAATAAAAGTAGAAACCCCTTTGTTATTAAACCAAAAACCTTTTTCACGTCTTTCAAATTCTTTGTCAATATAGTCATACCATTTCTCTTTAAAGTTATCTGGATGTTTGTCCCAATCAAATACATTTTTAATTTTACTTAATTCTTTTGGATAATCTAATTTACCCCAGTAATTTTTTTTAAATTTATAAACATCTTCTTCTTTTGGTAAAGCTATTTTTAAATTTTGTATTTCATATATATCACCAATCATACCACTTTTGGATATAACAACAATATCATATTCTTTATTATACCCATAATCCCACAATCTTTTTTTATTATTGGATTTTAGAACCTTTTCAGGAACAATGTTATTTAGTATTTTATATAAAGTTTGTTCGTACATTATTTTGATCTACCTTCAGCAAAACCTTTAAATGATGCTGCTTTTGTTTCTACATTACTTTTGTCTATCATATTGTTTTCTTCTTCAATTTTGCTTAAAATTTCAAACGCATCAAATATAGCTAACTTCTTAGATGCTGCTGCATTTTTTAATCTATCAGCTGCAATATCAGGAGACAATCCATCAAGGTCTTTTTTTAAAATACCTTCATTAGCAACTTTTATAAGCTCTTGAACAGCTTTTTTACCTGCCTTAATTATTTCTAATTTTAATTCAATATTGTTCATAGATAGTATTTTTTTTTAAAAAACAAACGTGTATTAATCTTGATTCATTATCTTCATCACCAAAGTTTTCAAAAATATTTCTTGAATGTTCTAAATGAGAAGGAAAAACAATTAACCTATTTAGTTTTGATTTTAATATACAACTTTTTTCTCCTTTATAATATAAAGTAGTTCCATCTTCTTTTGGTGGATTATAATTTAAATAAAGAATTGCAGTCAAATCACCCATCATTTCATCTGTATGAATAAAATTAGGTTCTATTTGATGTTCTGGAGATTTTCTTACAAAATTTAAGGATGAATAAAAATTAGGGTATTTTTCCAAAAGAAAAAGAACCAACTCATCTTCACCCCTTTGTCTAACATTTTTAAATAAATCTTCACCAATTTGAATATCTTCAAAACCTTTGTTAATTACATCACAAACATAACTATCAATATCTTTTATTACATTTTCATATAAGCTTACATTCATAAAGTCATTGTTATGTTTTTATCAAACATTCGATAAAGTTTTTCACCATCTATAGTATACTCATATTCACTGTCTGGTTGGAAATAAACAACAGTTCCTTTAATAATACCTTTACTAATTAAGTATTCATTAGGATACTTAACTAAACCCATTAATGGCTCTTCTTCTTGGTGGGTCTTAAGATAATGATTTTTTTTAGGAATAGGCTTTATCATGCAATATTTAGAATGACAAAACCATTCATCATTCTGTTTATACATATAAAACTGATCGTAATCAATAAAAAACAAGTCATCTTGAAAGAAACTTTTACCGCTTCTTTCTTTTCCTTTCATGTCATTATAATATTTAAAAACATTATGATGAACCAGCAAAGTATCTCCTGGTTTAATATTACCCTTGTAATCTATAGGGGTTTGTTGTACAATTGCGTACCTATTGGAAACGGTATGATCTTCTTTGGAGTTGCTTACTATAAAATCAACATCTCCAATTTTTTTTGTATTATCATACCTTTTTCCATTGCAAGGTTTTACAATGAAGTAAAAAGGTGATTTCATTCAAAATTTATATTATATTCAATTGATACTGGCATATTAGAATTGAATTCTTTCCAAAGAAATATTTCTCCTTGTTTATTTTCAATCCAAACTTTTATAGAGTTGCTTTCGCTTATATGCTTTATTAAATGAATATAATAATTTCCGTTAAAAATTTCCTGATTCACTATGTAGTGCATGGCGCTGGATTTATAATCAGCGCCAACTGATATTTTTCTTATATCCATTATATTTAATTTTATTTATATTTTTATACGTCTTTAAGAAATCTAATGTACGCAGCACGCTGTGCGCCATTTGCACCGTCAAAACCTGAATTTAGGAAAGGGTCTACTGCACCAACAGACCAATATCTTAGAACATCCCAGTTTCCTGATTGTGATATAGTGCTTGTCCAGATGTATTCTCTAGCTGTATCTTCAATGAAGAAAACTTGATTAGATGCTAACGCACCACCCCCATATCCATTAAGGTTGAAATCAGCATCTCCTAATTCGGTTGTATCGGTTAATCCAGCCCAAATTCCTGGGTTAGAACCATATCTATTTTGATTAGGAGAACTATCATTACATGGGACGTTTGATATTATGGTCCACTCTTGCGAAGTCGGAAGTCTAAATCCTGTTGGTGGCTGTATTTGTCTTGCTGCAAATTGATTATATAAAAGACCTCTTTCGCTGTTATTAAAATCAAAGTCCCAGTATGCAGCTACTGGAAGTCCAGCGTTATGCTGAGCATAGAATTCAGTAGCATTTGTAGCAATAGGAATAGCCCCACCTGATATTGTATCGGTTATAGTTGAATTTTCATCAGTAAATACAAAATCACAAACTGTAGTTTCACCTGGCGTCTGGTCTTGCTGAATTTCTCCAGTTAAGACTCCGTTAGCTATACCTCCTCCAGCAGGTATTGTTCCGCTTGGGTTAGTAGATGTGAACGCAGTAACTAAGCTGTATCCTGGATTTAATTGAAGTCCAGTAGAAAAGCTATAAGGAGTAACGCCTCCCACTCCTGTTTGAGTTGCACCATCTAAGTCTCCTGTAAGAGTGTATCCTGCAGCTGGGCCAATAATATTATTTTCAATATCGTATGTAATTGTGCTATTAGCACCTGCTGTTGATTCTTCAAAATATAAACAAATCGCAAGCTCACCATCATTTGGCCCTACAGTCCCATCCTCTGATCCTACTACAGCAGTATTTGTAAACTGGTCAATTGTAATTCCTAATGATGAAACATCTGCTTGACCTGCAGCGTATGTGCCAGTATCAAATCCGTCTAGTATAAATAAATTTTGTCCACCTAATGGTGTGTAATTACCTATAGTAGATGACAATCCATCTGGTATTGTTCCAATGGTAAAACCTATGCTATCTCCAGCAAAAATATTTAAAGGAGAACTTCCCATCCATACCCAAGTAACAAGTTTTAACTTAAGTGGCAATGGTGTTCTCCATAAAGGAATTTGAGTAGGTGAAGTAACATTAGATGTCCACTCCATAAAGTCATACCCTTGAGTCTGACTTCCTAGGTTATTTATTAAACCAGTCATTATAAATGTTGGAGTAACTATGTCAGGAGTTTCAATAACCCTTCCGTTAGCATCAACAGATAAATTATAAGTTGCAGTACCTACTACCTGACCAGCTCCATATGTGTTTAGCTTAAGTTCTCCGTCTTTTCTAATTTCTAAAGCGTTAGAGTCAAATCCTGGACCTGTTCCGTTTCCTATTATAAATAAGTTGTCTGTTGTATTCCATGAGTTTACACTTCCTGGACCTACAACTGAATTGTAAGAACCTAGAACTGTTTGTCTAAAGTCTGTAACTTCTAGTCCAGAACCGAATGCGTAAGCAAAGCTTCCTGTTAATGAGTTATCTAATCCAATACCTGTTGACCTTTGAGAAGATGAAAACGCTGTATTTGAAATTCCAATTAACGTTGACTCAGCTGAGTCTGTAAGGTTTCCTGTACCAAGTATATAACTTAAAACTCCTACAGATTCGTTTCCTGATCCAATAGATACTGATTGTATCCCTGAAGCTGTATTTGGTTGCCCCCCTATAGATATAGAGTCTTGAGCAGATGCTTCTTGACTACTACCAATTGTTACTGAGCGAAGTCCTGATGATATATTTCCTTTACCAAATGAGGATGAATCAATTCCACTTGCTGTAGATTGATTACCAATCGCTGTAGATTGATTGCCACTAGCTGTTGTTTGACTTCCCATTGCTGTAGAAGATTGCCCACTTGCTTCTGTTGAAAGTCCTGACGAAAAAGATGCAGCACCACTTGCTGTTGTTGTATTATTTAATGCTGTAGAGTAATTACCACTAGCTATTGTGTTAGCCCCCATTGCTACAGAACTATTTCCTGAAGCTTCAGTTTGTAAACCCATTGTTGTAGAGAAACTACCAATTGCTTCTGTTAGAGTTCCTGTTGCTAAAGATTGACTACCACTTGCTTCTGAATTAACTCCAATCGCTATAGAGGCATTTCCACTTGCTTCTGCGCCATCTCCTATTGCAAAAGACTTACCTCCACTTGCAATTGTGCCTTGTCCCATTGCGGTAGAGTTATCTCCACTTGCTTCTGTGGTTGCTCCCATTGCAAAAGATTGATTACCACTTGCAATTGTGTTTTGTCCCATGGCTACAGACCTATCTCCACTTGCTTCTGTGTTACCTCCTATTGCTGTTGAAGTATCTCCACTTGCTGTTGTGCCATCTCCCATTGCTGTAGAAAGAGTTCCACTTGCTTGGGTAGATTTTCCCATTGCTGTAGAGTTATCTCCTGTTGCTAATGTTGAAAGTCCCATTGCTACTGAAAAATCGGCTTGAGCCTGTGTCTGACCTCCAAAAGAAAAAGCAGCAAGACCGTCAGAAAGAGAGCCATCACCTCCTGCTAAAGAATTAGTTCCTCGTGCGTTTGTTTGAGTTCCAAGGGAAAATGCGCCTGGAGCATCTGCAGTAGTAAGAAGACCTATTGCGGTTGCGTTATCGTCACTTGCCTGTGTGCCTTGTCCTAAAGCCACAGACGAATCACCAGAAGCAGCTGTATTAAGTCCAAGTGAAATAGAATACGCTCCAGAAGCAAGTGCGTTACCTCCCATCGCTACGGAACGGTTTCCAATAGTTTGAGCATTACCACCCATTGCTACAGAACCATCTCCTGTTGCGATTGAACTAAGCCCCATGGCTATAGAGCCATTTCCAATTGAAATGGTGTTTAAACCTACTGAAATAGAATTATTTCCATCAGTCTGAGCATTTGTTCCTACGGCAATACTAGCTGTTCCATTGGCGATTGAGTTATCTCCTAAAGCATTAGAATAATCTCCATCAGCTATACTAGAGTTGTTGAATATTAAAGATACATTTCCTGCTCCTAGTTTTACTGGAGCATCTCCCAACTCACTATCTGTTGTCCATATAGCTAAGTTCCCTGGAGTACCCTGACCTGTTAGTACAGAAGAGTTATCAATCTTATCCCAAAATATGTTATCGTTTAAATCTTCAGAAATAATAGCCCAATCTCCAACTTCCCAATCAGTAATTGTTCCACCACCCTGTGTGTTTAAAGGAGTTGTTCCTTCAACAGAAACTATCCAATACTTTCCAGTGTTGTCAGGTATTAAAGATATAGCCTGTAAATCAGGTGTATTTGTGTCAGCATTCCATGCTCCTTGAAATTCTAATCCAGAACCTTGATAGTTCTGCCATTCGACAGTACCATCGGTTTGAGAAACTAAAACTTGTTCTCCTGTACCAACAGTGTTACTGGCATCATAAACTTCAGAAGCAAAATAAATTCCTCCGTTTACATTTACTAATCCATTTGCAATTGTTTGTTTTCCAATAGTTACATCTTCAGCAACAATTAAGCTACCTATTCCACTTCCGTCATCTAAATAAACTATTGAGCCTGCAGGAGCTTCACATGGATCTTTTGAATCTATAGTAGCTGCATCTTGATAAAATAAAGAATTAACTAACTTAAAAGATTCCTCTCCTGATGTTGGAGCTGTAAATATAGGAAGCCTATAAGAACAACCATCAAAGGCCTCGTCAATAACAAATTCAGCAATACCTTGTAGGGTAAAAGTTTTTGTCTGCCTATCAATTGGTGTTGAGTTAGCAGCAGTTCCTATTAAATAATCCGCACCTTCAATTGGTGATTGATTGGGATACGATAAAGTATTGCTAATTTTTGCCATTTTTTTTTATTTTTCTGGTTCTTTTTCGGTAATCTCTCCTGATTGTAAATTAATCACAGAGTTTTCACCATATTTTTTTATTAAGCTTTTTTCTAAATCTGCAAAATCAGATTTAATAATAGAAACTTGTTCAATTACTAATTGTTTTTGAAGTTCTAAATCTCCCAATTGGGTTTTAAGTTTTACAAAATTTGAATTTAATTCTTGCAAGTTTTGTAATTCTTTCTTTTCTAAATTTTTCATTATTTTTTATTTAAGTTTATAAGGCAAAGGTAATCAATTATTATTTATCTTTTTGTTTGGTTTTTTCCCAGGTTCTTCCTACAAAATAAGCTCCATAAGTAGTTACAAGAAGTGTTTGGAAAATAGGGATATATTCCTTAGCTATTTTAAACTCACCTATGTTGCCATCAGTAAAACATAAAGCTGTAAAAATTACGGTTAAATAAATTAAAACCATAGGTCTTATATTCTTCGACAAAAAAGAATCGCTCTGCATGTCGAACTTCCAGCGCTCAGTCACTTGCTCTTGCGCTTTGCTGTCTGCGTCTTCTAATATTTTTTGAACTTGTTTTTTTATTATAAGCTTTTCTTCTTCAGTTGTAGTAAGCTTATCAATAACGTCCCCAATTTCTTTTATAACATTTCCTGATAACCATGCAAATATTTTTTTCATAATCCTTTATATTCTTTAGTTGCGTCAAAACTTGGACAAGCTTTGGGTGAAAAATCCCTATGACCATGTATAGTGGCTTTAGGGAATGTATTTTTAAGAAATCTAAGCAGCAAAAGAAAACTTGCTATCTGCTCACTTGTTCTATTGTCTTCTGGACACATTTTAGAATCTACGCCACCTGCATAACAAACACCTATACTATTTTGGTTATGACCTTTGGTGTGCGCCCCTGATTGGTCTAATGGTCTTCCAAATTCTATTTTACCATCTCTTTTAATAAAAAAATGGTAGCCAATACCTGACCACCCTCTTTGCTTATGCCATTCATCAATTGTATTTGCATCCACATCCATTGAAGGAGTAGTTGCTGAACAATGAATGATTATTTTATTTATTTTTCTTTTCATTATAATTAATCCATATTCTTTGAGCCGTATACACTATAGAAGCTGTTAATAGAATTAATTTTAAAGCCATTTCAATATGAGTGAATGACACAGCTAGACTTAGAGAATTTATAGCGTATATTTTAGCATCCTGCATAGTCATTATTCTCTTATAAGTATGTAATTCACTTCTAAGTCTAATAATGCACTGTTATTTTGCGTATATCCTACCATAATGCTACAATTTCTCCTGCGGTAGTTCCTGATGCGAATACCTGCAAGACATTTACTGGAAAAAATTGTCCTGCATAAACACCTGTAAAGATAACATCGTCACCTCCTACAGTTTTTACTCTAACATTTCCAGGTGTGCCTATGTATAAAGCACATCCATTATTTGTTCCTCCTGATACACTTGGAATTAAATCAGTGTCACTTGGAGTAACCAGCGCAGCTCTACCTGCTTGTAATTTTTGATAAGCCATTTTTTATTTGTTATAAGGGAAATTTCTGTTTAAACTGTCTTTTCTTTTAGAACAGCCACAAGGTTTTCCTGTTACTTTTTCATATACTTTAGCTACTTTGTCTGCTCCAACTGCTTTAGCTACTTTTTCTACAGTGTCTCCGAATCCTTTTGATTTCATTTTACGTCTTCTTTTTTATGAGAACAAGAACAAAATTTATAAGAACATTCTTGAATTTCTTTAAAACTTATAGATTTTAACAAATTGTTCCAACTGCATTGAAATTTGCACCAAACTTTTTGTATCCATAAACCTAATTTTATAAAAGCTTTACCCATTTTTATTTTTTCTTGTTTTTAAGTATTTTATCAATAGCTACATTCTTTATGTTGATAGTATCATAAGAAGGTACATTTGTCAAATTTGGATGAGTATTACTTTTTTGATACTTAGCCAAACCCTTATCAATTTTTTCTTGAAAATTTTTTTTACCCTTTAAACATTTTTTTAATGCATCTCCGATTAATCCTTTACAACTCATAACTTAAAATTTATTCTACAAATATACTAATATTTTCCTTGTCTAGTTTTAGGACTAGACTTTGTTGAACCACCCTTCCCAGCCCATAGGTTTTTACACGCCCAGTATCTTGCAGTTAACTTTGATTTTGCTGTTCCACATTTATGACGTGCCTTGAAGCTCTTTCGTGCAGCTGCTGAATAATTATGTCCATATCCTTTTGCTCCAAAGTGAATAAGCTTTTCTTTTCCTGACTCACAACCTTTAACCATTTTCTTTTTACCTGCTCTATCAGAAGCAGTAGGCTTATTGCAAGCCATCTTTTTCTTATCTGCCATTTCATTATTTTTTACCGCACTTTGAATATGCACTATTTTTAATAGTTTTTTCAGAAGGTAATCCATTTTTTTCAGGATTAACTCCGCTTTTCTTTGCTGCTGTAAAATAAGGTTTTAATGATTTTTTCATTATTTAGTATATTTTTTAGTTACTTTTGCTTTTTTTGTATTTGACACAAACTGCTTTTTACCGCCTGACGCCTTCTTTTTTCTTGCTGTCTTAGCCCTTTCTGCTTTACTTAAACTCTTAGCCTTAGCCAAAGGCAGACACCTGTCTGGGTTTTTCTTATTCTTGCTAGTACCGCATTCGCCCCTTATAGATCCATCTGTACCTATTCGAACCCACTTCTCATTTCTCCATTTAGCAAGCTCACCCATTATTTCTTTTTTCCTTTACCGTAGTTAGGATCTTTACAATACTTACTAGCAGCCATATTAGCATAGGCAGAAGGATATTTGTCAAAAGTTTTTTTTGCCCAAGATATTCCTGATGCACAAATTTTATTTCCTTTTTTCTTAACCTTCTTTGCCATTATTATAAGTTTATTTCAAAAACTAAATACAACTCCATTTCTGCATCATCTGTTCCTATCCCTCCGTTTTCTACCCCACTAATATTTATAATTTCTCCTGCTG